AAAAAGGAGGTGGTGATGATAATGTAGAACCAGAAAAAAAAGTTAAGAAAAAACGTAAACCAAGTCCTGGATTTATGGCGTTTCAAAAACTTAAAAAACATATTTCTGTAACTTTAGAAATTCCAAATTCTGTTATTCCTGCTCAAGTTGGGGGTAATGTTTTAGAAGTTGTTAAAAAAGACGATAAAGATATGGATTCAGTTAAAGCAGCTGAATTAGCAATCGAAGAGTTTGATAATAATGAAGATAAATATAGAAAATTAGCAGCTAAATATAAAAAAGAAAAAGAGAATAAAAAAAAATAATTATAACTTGACAAATATTAAATATTAAAATTCATCAATTTTACTATTTATTAAAGTACCAAATTTTTCTCCTTTTGTTTTTATAATTTCATATAGAATGTTATCTTCTAAAATATAATCATTATTCTTATAATTTATTATTATTTGTTTAGTATCTCTTTCCTTATTATATATAATTGTATTATCTATAATTGTATTATCTATAATTGTATTATCTATAATTGTATTATCTATAATTGTATTATCTATAATTGTATTATCTATAGATTCAAATTGATTTCTATCTACTATTTTTATATTTCTTGCCCGTTTTTTATTAATAGTATAATTATAATTAAATGTTCCACGATGTGAAGAATTTTGTTCCGAATGATTATCATCAAGTTTAAAATATTTATTATCTTCAAAAAATAAATCTCTTATTTTTAATGTATTTGTGTTTACAGTTATAACTTTAGCATATTTTACTCCTTCTGTTCTTGTTGTATAACTAACTACATCACCAACCAAAATATTATGAGGTCCTGCTCTTTGACTAGCTGATGGGTGTTTCTGTTCACTTATTAATGTTTTATATGTATTCATTATTTATAATAAAGTGTATATATTTATATTTATTTCATGAGTGAGTACTTAAAGATAAAAATATTGAATTTACTTTATTTAAATATAATATTAATATTATATTTAATGGATATTTCTATAAATTTATATGAACATTATACAAAACAATTTAAAATTTTTGCTGAAAAATTTAATCAACAGAAAATAGACTTAAGTAAGATTATTCCTGATGAAAATACAGTAAAACAAATTTTAGAAACTCGAAAAGATTACTGTCAGTTATCGCCAGAAATAAATGAATTATTAATTAAATATAGTGACGAAGATTTAAAAAGATACTTGGATTATATAAAAAATTATATTGAAAAAAAATTTATGGATAATAAATCAAATGATTATATAAAAGAAAAACTTTTTGATAATATACTTCCATTAGAATTTAATGATATTTATAGTGTATTATTAAATGAACTAATTAGTAAAGATTTTATTAGTAATGTAATTGAATATAGCGATAATCAATTAGTTGTTATAAATCCTGATGATTATACAAATACAAAACCTAAAATAGAAAATTATGTACCTAGACCTAATCAACAAGAAGCATTTGATAGACTAGAAAAGAATGGATTAGAAACTGGTATACATTGTCAAGCAACAGGTTGTGGTAAAAGTTATATAATATTATACTATATTGATTATTGTATAAGAAAATTTAAAAATAATTGTAGAATAATATTATTTACAGAAAGAATTAATATATTGGTAGATTTATTTGGATTATCTAAGAATAATAAATCGGTTAATAATGAAAAAATACAATTTTGGAAAGATAATAATATAGCAAATTTAAAAAATCTTGACATTTTAAATGTAGTTAATCATAAAGATCGTTCTTGGCCTATTTATTTGAATGAATCAAATAAACCAATTTTACTCTTAATAAATAGAGCATATTTAACATCAAGTAATTATGAACTAGTAAATAATGTAAGTTTGGTATTACACGATGAATGCCATAATACAACTAGTAATAATTGTAATAATTTTTTAACATTTTTTAAAAATAAAACAATATTAGTTGGATTTAGTGCCACTCCTTTAAGAACTGGAAAAGATGAATTAAAAGAATTGTGTAAAATTTATGGTGATAAAAGTAAAAAATTAAATTTATTAACAAATTATAATTTACTATTTTCAATGAATAAAAAATTAATTCTTTATCCTGAGTTTTATTGGTATGAATTAAAAGATAATATAAAAATGATTGATGAATTTCAAATTATTTTTAAATTATTAGAAAATGTAATAACTCATTTACCATATAAAAAAATAGTGGCGTGGTGCGGTACTATTAATAGAACTAAAAAATGGAAAAAGATATTTGAAGATAATAGTTTACAATTACCAGAATTTAAATTTTTTCTTGATACAAGTCAAAATACAAATGATGATTATGAAAAATATTATAAAACAAAAGGAAATAGTATTTTATTTTGTGCCAGTAAACATAGAGAAGGAAGTGATATACCATATTTAGATGCTTGTATGTTTTTAGATAAAGTTAAAAATAGAGGTTCTATTCCATTTATACAAAGTATTGGTAGAGTTTTAAGAAAAGAAAATAATAAAAATAGTAAAAAACATAAAGGTATAATTATTGAAGGATTACATTATAAAAAAGATTATGAAGAAGAAGTATTAGAAAAAATAATTAAATATTATTTCATTTTAAATAATGTATGTGATGATGATAATACTAAAAAATATCAATTTGAAGAATTAAATAAAAGAATAAATATTGACAGTGATAATAAACAAATACTTTTAAAATTAAACACAAATGTATTAAAAATTAAAATATGTTCTTCTAAATGGAACACACTTGTTAAAAAACTAATGCCATTACTTAGTAAAAAAATTAAAATAGTTGAAAATAATATTTTATATAAAAAATTAAAAACACCATATGAAGATATAAATTTTAAATTTTCAAAGATTAATAAATGTATTATAAATAATAAAGAATGTATAAATAAATCTTATAAAGGTATTATTGATTATATTTATGAAATATTAAATGATTTATCACAGATTAAAAAAAATAGTATTATGAATATTAAAAAAGAAAAATTTGAAAAAAAAGGCTTCATATATAATGAAAAATTAAATATTAGTATTCAAGGTGTAGATTCAAATACCGCTTTTAAAGAAATTTATAATCAATGTAAAAATAATAACCTTAAAATGAATTTGTGTATTATTTTAAAAGATAGTATAAATAAGTCATTTACTTTATAAAATATCTAAAGATATAAATATAATATTAATTATAAAATGAATAAACTAGACACTTATCTTATGACTTTAAATAATTATATTATTAAATCTGAAATATTAGAAAGATATAAAGAATTTGATTATGAGGATGAAGATGATATGGGATTGGATTTAGATTTACTACTAAGTGTTAAATATAAAAATATTCAAGTATCTGAATGTAAAAAAGAAAGATTAGAACAACAAAAATTCAGAAAAGAATTACTAGAAGTTTATCCAAATTGTATTATTACTACGAATAATTGTGATACAGAATTAGATGCGGCTCATATTAAACCTCATTCAGAAGGAGGTAGATATCATATAAATAATGGTTTAATTCTTAGTACAAATCTTCATAGAACTTTTGATAAATATCTATGGTCTATAAATCCAGATACATTACAAATTGAATGTAATGAAAACAGAAATACAGGTAGTATAAAAATGTATGAAAATAAGAAAATTAATTTAAAATTAACACCGAAATTAAAAGAAAATTTACAATATCATTATGATAATTTTAAAAATAGTTGAATATTCTAATCATTAAAATATATAGTATATACTTTAATGGAACAGATTAAATATTTAAAACAATATAATACTGATACATTTGGTTCTTGGGGTTTAATAACATTTACTGTTAATATTAATAGTTCTTTTGAAGAAGTATTAAAATTTACAATTAGTAAAAACGCACATTTAATTATAAAACCATCACGTGGTAATTTTTGGTATATTAAAAAAATGAAAGAAGTAAAATATTTAAATGATATTAAACAACATTTGATAAAGAATCAAGAAAATAATTATAAATCTAAAAGTACATTATGGCTAATAGAATATATTTAAAACATTAAACTTTTATATTATAAATGAACTTTTGCTTTCATTGTTTTCAATGTTTATGTACTACAACTACTTCATCTGATGGAGGTATTTCAACAACTACAACAAGTTGTTCATATTCTTGTTGTTTTGATTATATAAAATCAGGTTACCCGATACAAAAACATAGTATACATAATAATATTTTTAGTTTATATCATATTTAAAAGAATCGCGTATTATTATAATAATGAGATTAGTATATTATACTGTTATAAATAATTTAAAAAAACCACAAACTTTTTCTTATGGTAAATTTTTAAGAGAAAATCCAAAAGCAACGCGCGAAGAAAGAAAAAAAGCTTTACAAAAATTTCTAGATTCAACTAGATAATATTAATATTAATATTATATATATATATATATATATAATGTCTACACTAAAAGGTAAAGCATTAATTAGTTTAAATTCATCGTTATTATTTTTATTTATTAATCTACCAAAAATATATAAAATTATTTCTGGTAATAAGTGTCCAACAAATAAATCAAGATTAGTTCATACAATTTTATTTGCTACATTTACTTTTTTATCTATGATAGGATCTGATTCAGATGTTGGTATAAAATTAAAGCATACAATTTATGGTACATTAATTTATTATCTTATTTCTAGCCCCGCTTTTTATTCCTTAACAACTGATAATTATAAATGTCCACACGATAAAGATGTTTACTTGCATACTTTTTTGTATTTTTTATCTTTACTGGGAGTTATGTATTTACCTAATTAATATTACTGGGTTAAAATAGTATAAAAATATGTAAATTAATTTTATATATGGATATTTTAAAAAAACTAAATGAACATATTTATGATTTAGAAATAGATATTAAAGCTAAAGAAACAAAAATTAATAATTTAGTAAATAAAAATTTTAATAGTATTAATACTGAATATAATATTAAATTTAACAAATGTAAAAAAGATAATTTAAAATTATTAAATAAATTAGAACAAATAAAAAACAATTATGATGAAAAATTACATATTTTAGAAAATACAATTATGACAATGGGATTTACAATTGAACAACTCCAGGAAGATATAGAAGAAAAAAATAATCAAATTAAAAAAATACATAAAAACACAACTATACAAAATCAATTAGAAGAGATTACTAATAAATTTAATATTATTATGTCAGAATTAAATGATAAAAAAAAGTGGTGGTTATGGTAATGTATAAATTAAATATTTAAAACGTTTTTTCAAGAATCATGTACCATAACTCTATTGGTAACCAACAATCAGCTACTTTATCTTGTGAAATTAAAATGTTATTTCTTGTCGCAATTTTTAATACAGTTTTTATTTTTTGTTTAGTACTTTCATCAATACTTTTATAATAAAAAGTGGTCGGTGTAAACTTTAATACATAGTTTTCGATATTTTCGGGATAATATTTATATCCTATATTTTCACCATACCATATATAAGAAACATCAACTAATTTTTGATATTTATGTATAGTTTTAGAACTATTAGTTTGTTCTGTAAAACATTCAATTACAGAACATTCAGAATCAAAATATTGTGACAAATATACTTTTTTCGGTTCATAGCATTTAAAATATGATAATGATGGTAGTAAAAGTGAATCATAAAATTTTTGTGTTGTTTTTGTGATAGTAAAATATTCATTTACTAATTCGTCTATACTATCAAAAGTATAAACAACTTGTATTAAAAATAAGTCGGTACCATCAGAAAAAAACATATACAAGTTTTTTTGAAAATAGGTTTCTTTTCCTCTTTTTGTATCATAATTACTTTCATTTTCTGTTTCTTTAATAGAAACTAAATATAATTTGGAAGGGTGTGAAGACAAAATATTATTTCCCAAGAGAAATGTCATGTAATTGTTAGTATAATTGGTTTATTATTTTAAATTATTTCAATTTTTTTAAAAATTGAAATAAATATATTAATTTATAATAGACTTATTTATAATGCCATTTGATATCAGTATAAATGATAATAATGACCTTGATGAAAAATTTTCAACTAATCCAAATATTAATTGGGATAATTGGGATTTAGAACCACAAATAGAAGTTAAAGTTGATAAAGAAATTCAGTTAACAAAATTATTTAGTAAAATAAATATATCTAAAACAAGTTCTGCTTGTAAAAATAAAAAAAAAGTAAACAATTATGATGTTAATACTTTACTTGATAATTTAACAATTTAATTTAATTTAACAATTTAATTTAACAATACGGTTCTCCTTTTTCATTATAAGGCAGTGTATCTATTGTTTTATTTTTACCAATAATATTAATATTAGTATTAATATTAATATTATTAGATTTAGTAGTATTCACTTTAGTATTATTAGACTCCATTTATAACAATAAGAAAATATTTTTAAATTAATTATTTAGGTTTAACATAGTATACATAATATACTTTTGGTTTTTTTTTATAGTCTTTAGAAGTTTCAAAGATTTTACTAAGTGGATAAATCATAGGATAGAACATTATATATAATATTTTATATTTTTAATTTAAATAATAATCAATTTTTTTAAAATAAAAATTAAATAATAATAATAAAAAATATAGAATATTATTATTTTAATGAAATTTCAACTAGTTAAAAACATTTTTATGTCTAATAAAATATACAAAAAACAAAGTTATATTAATATGTATAAAGTTTTACCTAAAGTTAATAAAAAATTTATAAAACAAAGTTATTTAAATATGTATAAAGTATTACCTATTTATAAGTAACAAAAATTTAATTTATTATTTTATAAAGAAATAATATATATATATATAAATGGCTTGTATAAATTGTACTGAATCAGAAGAAATAATTAATCAATTACATAAATGTGATAAAAAAATTCCTAAATTTTCTTTAGAAGGTGAAATAAAATTATGTAAAGTTGTTGATATTTATGATGGTGATACTTGTAGAGTTGTATTTAATCATAATAATCATATTAATAAATGGAATATTAGAATGACTGGTTATGATACTCCAGAGATGAGACCATCTAAATTATTATCAAATAGAGATGAGATAAAAGCAAAAGCGGTTGAATCTAAATTGTATTTAAAATCTTTAATAATGAATAATAATCAGTTAGTTTATTTAAAATGTGGTACTTTTGATAAATACGGTAGATTACTTGGAGAGATGTATATTAATAAAGAAGATACAATCTCAGTTAATCAACAAATGATAGATAATAAATATGGTTATGAATATCATGGCGGGACAAAAAAAGTATAAATTTAATTTATTTAAAAATAAAATTTATTATTAAAATAATAATGACTACACTAAAGGAAGGAGATATGATTCCTAATGTTACTTTCAAAATGAGAGTAAGAAATGATTCAGATGATGAAAATCCGTTTGAATGGAAAGATATGACAACAGAAGATCTTTTTGGTGATAAAAGAATTGTTCTATTTTCACTTCCAGGAGCATTTACTCCAACTTGCTCTTCACAACACTTGCCTCAATATGAAAAACATTATCAAGAAGTCAGAAATTTAAATGTTGATGATGTATACTGTTTATCTGTTAATGATGCTTTTGTAATGCGACAATGGGGTTTACATCAAAATTTACCAGAGAATAAAACTCCACAATCTCTTGGTTTTCAAAATGTAAAACTACTTCCAGACGGAGCTTGTCTTTTTACAGATGGAATGGGAATGTCTTGTACTTGGACAACGGAACGTGGGTTCGGAAAAAGATCATGGAGATATTCAATGGTTGTTAACAATATGAAAATTGAAAAACTACTTGTCGAAGAATCAAGAGTTGAAGATTCCGGACCAGACCCATTTGAAGTAAGTGATGTTAATACAATGCTTAATTACTTAAAAAAAGTTTAAATTATTTAACATATTAATTTAATTTTTCGTTTTATATATATATATATGTATATATATATATAAAAT